GGCTTGGACATACACAACACTCAAAAGCGCAATGCAGGATTATCTGCAAAACACGGAAACCACTTTTGTAAATGATCTAGCTACTATCATCGTTCAGGCAGAGAACCGTATTCTTAAATCGGTTCAGTTGCCCGATTTCAGGAAGAACACCACAGGCACGATGACGAGCAGCAATGCTTATCTGGCAACGCCTAGTGATTTTATGGCTCCTTATTCTCTGGCGCTTGATAACAGCGGATATGAATATCTTATATTCAAGGATGTGAATTTTATTCGGGAGGCATACCCGGTCTCATCAACGACTGGTACGCCGAAGTATTACGGTCTGTTTGATGATTCATCCTTCATTCTTGGGCCAACGCCTAATAGCGGATATACGGTTGAGCTTCATTATTTCTATAAGCCAACATCGATAACCACATCAGGGGACGGAACCAGTTGGCTGGGCGATAACGCGGAAACCGTGTTGTTGTATGGCTGTCTTGTGGAGGGCTATACCTTTATGAAAGGCGAGCAGGATATGTTGGCTGTTTATCAGAAACAATATCAGGACGCACTGATGAACCTGAAATCATTGGGAGAAGGATATAGCACAACTGATAATTACCGTAGTGGAACGGTCAGGGCGCAGAAAGTCTGATGTTGGGTGTAAACGTAGCAATAGAGCCGGGAACCTGCGAGGTTTATACAACTGAGTATCGTGGCTTTACACCAGAAGAGATCGCTGAACGGGCAGTCCCTAAAGTTGTTTCTGTTGCGGAAGGTGCTGACCCGGAGGTAAGGGAGCAGGCAGAGGCATTCAAGAACAGGCTTTTTCATGTAATCGTTAAGGCTTGTAATGATGCGATACGCAGTGACAGGACAACGCTTACCAATCTTTTGGATCAACAGGGCCATAAAGACATGGCTGATATTTTGAGGAAAATCTAATGGCAATTACACAAGCGGTATGTACCAGTTTCAAGTCAGAGTTACTGCAAGGAATTCATAATTTCCATAATGGAAGCGGTGGTGGAACTACAACAACTACAGGTACCGGAAATGCATTCAAGATAGCACTCTATACATCGAGTGTTACTTTGGCAGCATCAACAACCGCGTATTCATCCTCAAATGAAGCTTCTGGGACGAACTATTCTGCGGGAGGAAATACACTCACGAATGTTGATCCTTCAACTTCTGGAACGACAGCCCTGACAGATTTTGCTGATTCCACATGGAGTTCAGCAACCATAACGGCAAATGGGGCGCTTATTTATAATTCCAGCACAACAGCAGGCAGCGCGAATCGTGCTGTGGTGGTTCTGGCTTTCGGTGGTGATAAGACTTCGACGAGTGGTGATTTCACAGTTACCTTCCCAACGGCAGATGCGTCGAACGCCATCATAAGAATTGCGTAGTGAGTAGATAATGTGGCAAATGCAAAAGTTGCATGGCAAGGCTTTAACTCAAGCAACATTGCTTGGGGCGAAAGTACATGGGGTGATGCTGAAGAGGCAATCACTGGTGCAACAGCATCTGTCGGTACTGTTACTGTTTCGGCAAATGCGTGTATCTGCCCGGTTACTGGTAATTCAGCCACTGTATCAACTGCTTCTGTCACAGTCACAGCGGCGGCTACGGTCAGTCCAAGCACAAATGTGGCGACCTCTGCGGTTGGTTCGGTTTCACTTATCACTAATAACACGATTGAAGTTACCAGTGATGCGTCTACGGTTTCTACTAACGATGTTACGGTTTCTGCCGAGGCAGAGGTTGATGTCACTGGCAATCAGGTTGAGGTATCTACAACGAGTGTTTTGGTATGGGGACTTGTGGATACAAGTCAAACGCCTGACTGGTCTTCAGTTTCAAGTTCACAAACAGCTAATTGGAGTTCGGTAGATTCTGATCAAACTCCTGATTGGAAAGAGGTAGCGTAATGGCGACTTATGTAAATGATCTCAGGCTGAAAGAAATCGCCACTGGCGATGAATCAGGGACATGGGGCACAAGCACGAATACAAATCTTGAATTGATTGGAGAATCAATGGGTTACGGCACAGAGGCCGTAGCCAATGCTTCAACCCACACCATCACAATGGCAGATGGAGCCACTGACGGATTCAGGTGTACGTTTTTACGGCTTACTGGCGGTGGTCAGGCTTGTACAGTCACGCTGGCACCCAATACGTTGTCCCACACATGGATCATCAGGAACACAACAAGTTACGCACTGACCTTTACTCAGGGTTCTGGGGCGAACGTAATTATCGCGGCAGGGCAAGCAAAAATTGTTACTACAGACGGATTAGGCGCTGGAGCGGTTGTCTATGAGTGTTTAGAGGATCTTGAGTTAGGAGGAACAATCACCGTTGGTATTGATGATGCCGGATATGATGTGAAGCTTTACGGAGCCACTTCCGGTAAGTCTTTACTTTGGGACGAGTCGGCAGACAGCTTGATTGTCACAGGATCGACTTCTCAGCAGGGGACTCTTACGGTTGGAGTAGACGATACTGGCTACGATGTAAAACTCTTTGGAGCTACTTCCGGTAAGTATTGGTTGTGGGATGAATCAGCAGATGGGGTTGTTCAGCAGGGAACTCTTACGGTTGGAGTAGACGATACCGGATTTGATGTTAAGTTGTTTGGTGCAACTTCCGGTAAATACTGGCTATGGGACGAATCAGCAGATGGAGTTGTTCAGCAGGGGACGCTAACAGTTGGGGTAGATGATACCGGATTTGATGTAAAACTCTTTGGAGCTACTTCCGGTAACTATATGCTCTGGGATGAAAGTGCCGATTCGTTGCTGGTAAACGGCGATATCGACATGGTGACTAACGGTAATCGAATTGATCTGGATACTGATAACGATACCAGTATCAGAGCATCAGCCGATGACACTATAACTGTTGAGGTGGGTGGTTCAGACTTAATTGCACTAACCACTACCTCTACCTTCTCATGCCCTGTCACAGTAGGAGTGGACGATACAGGCCATGATGTAAATCTATTCGGGGCTACTTCTGGTAAGTCCTTATTATGGGATGAGTCTGCCGACAGCCTGATTGTTACAGGGACTACCAGTTTAGATGGTGCTGTAACCATAAATGACAATTCGGCAGATGTAGACACCAGAATTGAGAGCAATGGCAATGCAAATATGTTCTTTGTCGATGGAGGCAATGATCGGATTGGTATAGGTACTGCAACTCCAGATTACACGGTTGAACTAGAAGGGGTTGGTTCAGATCATGTGACTCCGACTCTTGCCCTGACTAATTCTCAGGCTGGCGGATATGGATCTTCACTCGTGTTTGTTTCAGAAAGAAGTGATGATAACTCCCACAATGTAGCAGCCAGAATACAAACTCAAGGGGCGGCTGCTTGGAATAGTGATGCAAATACTGGCAGTTCTTTAATATTCTCAACAGTTCGAGCAGACACCCTGACTGAAGCATGTCGTATGACTACTGAGGGTGATTTTTATATAGCAGCAACCGCAGTGCAGGGGGCTGGTGGTTGCACGTTTGATGTTGAGTCAAGAGGGGTAAACCAGACGTTTAATCAATCGTCCCATGCGGATAATAATGAGTTCATAACTTTCAGGAACTCAGGTACACAAATCGGATCAATCACTGCGCCTAACTCATCGACAACCGCTTACAACACCTCGTCTGATTACAGGCTGAAAGAAAATGTGGACTATTCATGGGATGCCACAACAAGATTAAAGCAACTGAAGCCAGCAAGATTCAACTGGATAGCAGATAGCAGTAATACTCTACAAGATGGATTTTTAGCCCATGAAGTTTCCAGCATTGTGCCAGAATCAGTTGGTGGTGATAAAGATGCCACGGAAACCTATACCGACGATAACGGTGATGAGCAAACAAGGATAAAACCACAGCAAATGGATCTTGCAAAATTAGTGCCCCTATTGGTTAAAACGATTCAGGAACTTGAAGCAAGAATTGCTGCTTTAGAAGCCTGAGACTAGGAGTAATGATGAGCAATATTTTCACAGCTATAAGCATTATGACGATGATTGTGACGGCGGCAAGCCTGATAGCGGCATCAACACCGACACCGAAAGATGATGTCTGGATCGGTAAACTCTACAAGCTGGTAGATCTTTTAGCATTGAACATAGGGAAGGCAAAACAGAAATGAGCTTTTTCAGGAATATTATTCATTTCTTTTTTCCGCCTAAGAAGGATACTTCTATGGCAGCGGTCAGAGCGGCTCTGAAGTCCGGCAGGAAAAGGGCTGATGATTCCCTCACAAAAGAAGATGAGGCTTGGGTGCAGGGAAAAGAATAATGAGTGATAAGGTGAAAATCTCTCAAGACGGACTCAAACTCATCAAGAAGTTTGAGGGCTGCGAGTTGAAATCGTATCAGGACTCGGTTGGAGTCTGGACGATTGGTTACGGTCACACGAAGGGCGTTGAGGAAGGTCAGGAGATAAGTCAAGACGAAGCGGAGGAAATGCTCGCCTCTGAGCTTGATGAGTATGAGGGATACATCAATGACATGGTGGAGTGCGATCTGGAGCAGCATCAGTTTGATGCGCTGGTCGCGTGGGTCTATAACCTCGGTCCGACTAACCTCAGATCGTCAACGATGCTCAAGAGGCTCAATGCAAATGACTTAGAGGACGTTCCCAACCAGATAAAACGATGGGATAAGGCTGGCGGCAAGGTGCTTGCTGG